ATCACGCGTCAGATCGAGAGCACGCACCTGCTCAACACCGGACCCCTGGAACAGGGCGCCCATCTTGTTCGCCGTCGCCAGGTACTCCGACTGCGAGATGCCGAGGTTCTTGTACGCCTCCTCGCCGGTCTTCTGAACCGACGACGCATACTCCCCGAACACCGCCTCGCTACCGCCAAGGTTCTGCTCGAGCTCCGCGAACGCGGAAACCACCTTCGTGGCCATTGCGGTCGCAGCGGCAGCGACGATGACGGTGCCTGCGGCGAGCCCGATCGCGACATTCCGAGCCCACGCCGTCCCCGACGCGTTTCCCGCCTTCTCGGCGACGCCCTCCGTCTCACCGAACGCCGCTTCCGCGTCCTTCTTGAGACCCGGCATCTTCGTCGTCAGCGCGATGTACGCGTTCGCGATCTCCGTAGCCATGCCGCTCCTATCCGCTGTGCGCTCGACGGCGCAAGTACGCGGCCGCCTTCTTGTTCATGGCGCCCTGCTCGGCGCGGCGTTCGTGCGCGTACGAGGGGTCCGGAGCAGGCTTCGGCTTCTCGCCCTTCGACCCGCGCTCCCGGTAGTCGAGGACGCGCAGCCAGTACCCGACGTGCCGCAGCTCACGCGTCTCTGCGGACAGGGCAGCAGGGCCACCCACGTCCATCCAGAACGCGCACCCCGGCGGCAGCCAAGCGACGAGGTCAGCGACCTCGCGTGCGGGCCACGTGCGGGCCTCAGAGAGCCGCAGACCGTACTCCGCTAGAAGAGATGCCCGCAACGAGCCCTCGTGATGCACGAGGGCCGTTGCGAGCAGCATCAGTTTGGGTTGAGCGCCCCGAACACGTCCGCGATGAACGTGCTCGCCGCCTCGATCGGGACACGCCCGTTCGGGCCGCGGAGCTCGTCCAGGATCGACCGGTAGTCGTCACCGAACAGTCGGCGTGCCACGGACGGCAGGCGGGTCGCCTTCTGGTCCTCGAGCTGCGCGAGCTCGTCCAGCAGTTCGAAGTCATCGAGCGCTTCGTCGGGAACCGTGACCGTGATGCCACGCACCACGACGCGGCGTGCGGGGATCGTCCGGGCGTCATCGCCCTTCCCCACCGTGATTTCGACCTTCTCCACCTTCGGCTTGTGATCAGCCGGCTTCTTCGGTGCTGCCATTGTTCGACTCCATTCGACTCAAAAGGGTTCGACTCAGAGGGGGTAGAAGGCGGGTGGGGTGGAGTCGAAGACACCCCACCCGCCGGTCAATCAGGCTGCGGACGCGGTCTCCGCGTCGTACGACAGCACCGTGTAGTCGCCGATGATCTCCCCGATGAACGGGAACGCCGCGATGTCGTTGTTCACGTACACGCGGTCACCGTTCGGGTACACCTCGAAACGGTCGATGACCCACCGCTCCTTGACCGTCACGTCGTCCGCGTCGAAGAAGTCGATGACGGCCTTACGTGCCGAGATCGCCTGCCCCGAGGAACGCTTCTCCGTGCGGACACCGGCAGAGGCGGTCGCATCGGCCGTGAGCTTGTAGCGAAGCTCACGGGTCTGCGCCTTGTCCTCGAGCGCGACGAACTGGATCTGCGTGCCGCCGCTCTCCATGCGGGTGCGGACGACACGGTTGCCCTGGTGCCCGCGGATCTGCGTCGAAGAGCCCGTCAGGGTCTCCGTCACACCATCCGAGTGCAGCCACCCGATGTCCTCGAAGTCGGCGGCGGGCTCCCCGTCGATCGCCGTCGGAAGGGTCGCCGTCAGCGGCCCCAGGTAGATCGCGTCCGAATCGGATCCGTAGACCCGGGCGTTGGCAGCATTTACGGCCATGTGTGTCTCCTCGTTTGAAAGCCGGGCATGGCCGGCATGCGAAAAGCCCCCACCGTCGGCAGGGGCTCCATGGGTTGAGTGGGTCAGCGTTTGCCGCGAACCGTCAGTTGGATGGTGAATGTGTACCGGTCCTCGCCGGTGTCGGGATCGGGGTCCTCGTACAGGCCCGAAACCTCGCGAACGCCCCGCACAAGCGGCATCTCCGCGTACTGATTGAGGAACGCGTGCCGCAGCTTCTTCGCCTCGCCGAGCGCGGCCAGCGAACCGGCCTTCGCACCGACGGTGACCGTCATCTGCGGGTTGTCGACGACACGGTTGGACGCCGCCCCACCCGTCCTATGGATGCGGGCGTACAGGGCCGGGCGCTTCGCCGCGACCTTCGTGGCCACCACGGCGCCCGTCTTCGTCTTCGCGAACGCCACACACATACCCTCGGCGTCAGGGAACTCAACGTCCGGCATCGATGGCCCTCGTAAGCTTCTTATCGCGGGCCTCTTCCTTCCGGCCCTCATCGTTCGCCGCACGCACATAAGCGCGGGCCGTGTACTTGTGCGGCTTCACGACCATCTCGAAGTTCGGCCCAGCAGCCTGCGCAATCCGATGCGCACGCCGGGCAACCTCATCTGCAACCGGAGCCGACGTCATCAGCGCGTTGATCCCGCGCAGGTTCAGCTTCACTCGGACCATCAGCCGGTCACCGCCCTCAAGTTCACCTGACAGCCATCCATCGAACTGTCATGCGGGTTGCGGAAGTCGCGGAGCACGCCGTCCACCTCGTAGGCCACGCCGCGGACCGTCACTCGGTCCTGCGAACCCACCTGCGAGCCCTCCGGAAGGTAGATCGCGGGCTGCGTGACCACCCGGTCCGGCGACGTCTGATCGGGCTCCGACGTCGTCCCCGGGTTGAACGCATAGATCCCCAACAGGACCGGCTCATCCCACGACTCCACGACGTTGCCGTGAGCGTCCTCGCCGCCTCCGCCGAACGCCTCGTGCAGCACGTACTCGCTGATACGCCTCACAGCCACCCCCCAAGAGGTGACCGGAAGTCAGGGTGGAACGGCGAGGTCACCGGGATCATCCCGATCGTGAACGCACCCGACGACTTCACGCCCTGCAGCTTCGACAACTCGTCGTCTGTCAACCCGAGACCGCCAGGGACATCCCCGCCGTACGTCTTCGAGTTCGTGAACGGCCCCGTCGTCACGTTCGTCTGACGGATGCCCTCCGGATTCCGGAACACGCGGGTGACCATCGCCACCACGACATCTTTCGCCGTCTCGAGCAGATCAGTGCGCGCCGGGACCTCCAACGCTTCCGCGGCGATGCGCGTCGTGAGATCCGGAACCCGGAACCGCACCTCACGCTCCGCCCGATCAATCCAGACCTGCAACTTCGCTACGTCAGTGGGAACACCCTCACCGATCCACGCGGCGGTCACATCATCCGGCTGTGTCCATGACACCATGGCGCCCCCTCACGTGGGTTGGTCAAGACGGGAGGGGCGACACCCGAAGATGCCGCCCCTCCGCCCCGCTTACTTCTTCTTCGCCGCCCTCGGACGGGTCGGCTTCTCCGGCTTCGGCTTGTCCTCAGACCAGCCCATGCGCTTCAGCTTCTCCGCGAGATCCCCGTCCGCCTCAACGACGGTCCCCGCGGGCGACACGAGCCTCACTCGCCTGCAGTGGGCTCGTTGTACTTCACGAACGACGCGATGTCCGCGACGTCCCACGCGTACTCGGCCTCAGCACGGATCGCGACGAGGTTGTTCTCGAACAGCGACACCAGCTCGCCGTCGATCGTCACCGACGCCTGCGTCGAGATGTCGTACGAGATGCCACCAACGACACCCCAGACGGCCTTCGACCAGTTGCCACCGAAACCGACGATGGTGCCGTTGCCGACGCCCTCACCGATGTACGACGGGCGGCCCAGGACGCGACCAGCGCGCACGATCTCCGACGTCTCAACGGTCGGGCTGTCGATGAACAGCGGGCGGCCGTTCGCGTCGACAGAACCGTTGAAGATGGGCTCAGCCATCGTGTCGAAACCGAAACCGGTCAGACGCTTGCCGTCGTTGACGAGCAGCGACAGGCCAGCGTTGATGTCAGCGAAGACACCGCCGTCGGCACGCGCCGCGGTCCCAAGGGTCACGGCCTTCGTGGTCGCGCTGAGGTGGTTGTTCGGGCCGAACGGGCTGTTCGTGCCGTACGCCGCAGCGGCATCGAAAGCCAGTGCGAAGGCCTCAGCGAGGTCCGCACGCAGGTCGTCGATGTAACCGCCCGGGTTCGCGCGAACCGTCTCAGCCGACACGACCGAGATCGCGGCGAGCTTCTTCGGGCTGACCTTGCGGAGCGCCTTGCCGCCCGACGTGGTGGGCTTGCGGCCACCCTCAGCGACCCAAGATGCGGTCGGCTTCGCGGTCGTGTAGGCGATCTCCACGCCGTTCGCGCCGACAGGGATCTGCCGTGCGAGCTGCTGGAACACCGAGCTACGGCGCGCCTCCGCGAAGATGTCGCCCGCCTCGGTGGGCTTGATGAAACCAGCGAACTCGCTGGTCATGGTAGGTGCGGTCTGAACCATCACCACTCCAATCTGTTAGACGGCATCACTTGATGCCGAGAGCCTTTTTCAGTGCGGCCTCGAGGCCGTCACCGTTGAGTGCGAGCTCGGGGCGCTGGCCCGCGACGGGAATGCTGTACTCCTGCGCGGCCTGCTGCTCGCCCCGGAACTGAATGAGCGCGTCGGCGGTAGCCTCGATCTCCTCCTTGGTGCTGCCAGCCAGCAGCCCCACGGGGACACCCTTCTCCGCCGCGACCTCAGCGCGAATCGACCGCAGTTCCAGCTCAGCGGCCCGCTTCTCAGCAGCCTCAAGTCGTTCCTGTGCCTTCTGCGCCTCGGTCTTCTGCGACTCCTCAATCTCCGCGAGGCGCCGTGCGGCATCCTCGTGAGCCTTCGCCTTCGAGTGGTTCTCCTTCGCGCGGGACTCCCACTTTCGGGCCTCAGCCTTCCAGTCCGTATCCTGCGCGTCGGTCGCCGGAACCTCAGCCAGCGTTTCCCCCTGCGGGGTTGTCTCA